CTGCGCCTGCGTCGCATGCAGGAGGACGTGGCGCGCTTCGCCAAGGATCTGCTGCGCATCAAGGCCGAGATCATCTGCGCCCACTTCCAGCCACAGACCATCGCGCTGATGGCGGGCGTGGCGCAGATGCAGGAGCCGCCGGAGGTGATCGCGCAGGCGATGGCCATCCTGAAGAACGAGGATCTGCGCGGGTTCCGCATCGACATCACTGCCGACAGCCTGACGCAGCTCGACGACGAGGCCGACAAGCAGAGCCGCGTGGAATTCATGGCCGCGACCAGCCAGTTCCTCGAGCGCACCGTGGCAGCCGCGCAGGCCGCGCCGGAGTTGCTGCCGCTCATGTCCGAGATGCTGCTGTTCGGTGTGCGTGGGTTCAAGGTCGGCCGCACCGTCGAGGGCGCGTTCGACCGCACGCTGGCCATGCTCAACCAGCCCAAGCCGCCGCAGCCCAACCCGCAGGCCGAGGCCATGCAGGCCGAGATGCAGTTCCGCGCCGCTCAGATGCAGGCCGGGCAGCAGGCTGAGCAGGCCAAGCTGATGATCGAGCGCGAGCGCATGCAGTCGCAGGCGAGTCTTGAGCAGGTCAAGCTCCAGGCGCAGCAGGCCATCGAGGAGATGCGCCAGCGCAACGCCATGGAGATCGAGGCGATGCGCCAGCAGGCGGAGACCGAGCGCATGCTGCAGAAGGCCGAGATCGACGCGGCCATCAAGCGCGAACTGGCGCTCATGCAGCAGCAGGCCGAGGAGCAGCGCATGGCCATGGACCGTGCCAACACCGTTGGCGAGGTGACCAGCGTCGTCGGTGCGGTCTCGCAGCAGTTGCAGCAGATGATGGACGGGCTGGCGGCTGCACTGAAGGCACCTCGGCGCATCGTGCGCGGTAAGGACGGTCGCGCCGTGGGCGTCGAGGCCAACGGGCAGATGATGAGCATCGTGCGCGGCATCGACGGCAGGCTCGCGGCACTGGAGGCCATGGAGGCCGAGGAACACGAAATGGAGACCGACGATGGCGACCGGTGACGTCAAATGGTTCGCGCAGACCCTGCTGGACCTGGGCGAAAAGATCCACGACTTGAGCAGCGACACGATCAAGCTCGGCCTCATCACCAGCGCCACCACGCCCGCGGTGAGCACCAGTGACCCGCGCTGGGGCAGCGGTGGCGGCACGAACCTGACCACCAACCAGGTCGCCACCGGCACGAGCTACAGCAGCGGCGGCCCGGCCCTGACCTCGGTCACGTGGACGCTGGTGAGCGACGTGCCCACGCTGCGAGCGGCGAACGTCACCATCGCGCAGGACGGCAGCGGGTTCACCAATGCGCGCTGGGGCATCCTCTACAACGACACGGCGGCCGGCAAGCAGGCGATTGCCTACCTCGACCTCGGCAGTGATCGCAGCATCGTCGGCGGCAGCCTGACCATCGACTGGTCGGGTGCGAATGGCGACATCGTGACGATTACGCAGTCGTAATGAGCCTGCACGCCAACCGCGTCCAGATGACGGTGACCGGCACGCCCGGCACTGGAACGATCACGCTCAACGCAGCGACCTCTGGCTATCAGTCGTTCGGCACCGCCTACAGCAGCGCCAACGCTACGGTGGACATCCTCATTACTGAGGGCACTAACTGGGAAGTCGCTCGCAACTGCCTGTACACGCATTCTGGCACTACGGTTGACCGAGGCACGCTGGAGGCGTCCAGCAGCGGCAGCGCGGTGTCGTTTACCAGCGCGGCGATTGTCAGCGTCATCGCCACGGCGAACTTCGGCAATCGTGCCGAAAACGCGTTCCAGTCGCTCGTCCCCGGTGGCCGGCTGACGTTGGAATCTGGCGTGCCAGTGCCGACGACGGACCAGACCGCAAAAACTACAATTTACTACACCCCGTACCAGCACAACATCATCACGCTGTGGGACGGCGGGCAATGGGCGCCGACGGCGTTTACCGAAACGTCGCTGGCACTCGGCACTTTGACCAGCGGTGCCAATTACGACGTGTTTGGTTTTTTGTCGTCGGGTGTGTTGGCGTTGGAAATGCTGGTGTGGACCAACAATACGGCGCGAGCCACAACGGTCACGCTGCAAGACGGACGCTACTGCAAGTCTGGCGACAAAACGCGGCTGTATCTCGGCACGTTTCGCACGACATCAACGACCCAAACGGAAGACAGCGGTTTTATTTCGACAACCGCCGCTCGCAAGCGATTTGTCTGGAACGCTTACAACCGTGTTCGGCGTGTTGTGGCAATCGAAGAAGACACCGCTTCGTGGACTTACGCCACGATAAATACCGCACGACAGGTAAGAGCATCTGCGGACAATCAAGTCGAAGCAATTTGCGGCCTCGCGGGCGAAGCGCAGATTGGCCTAGATTTTAACCTCACAGGTGGCAACAACGTTGTTGGCGGCAGTTGTGCGTGCGGCATTGGATATGACGTAACAAATGCGTTAGCGTCGTATTCGTCTAGCAGTTACACCGCGTCGTATAGCGGAAACGCAAACACGGCTTTGTTTTTGCACGCTCATTTGTCGATGCATATGGAGCTTGGCTACCACTATTGGGCAATGCTTGAGGCTGTTTTTGGCGCCGCCGCAACTGGTACGTTTTATGGTTCTAGTTCCCCGGCGCGTAAATCAGTGATGGTTGGGTGGGTGGAAGCATGATTGCGACATATTTGACTCAGCAAATCCAATGCGTTGGTGTAACTGATTACGGCGACGGACGTTACGAGATTCAATTCGCGGATCGCCCGACTCGCCTTGCGACTGACGTTGAGGTGCGGGCCGCAGCCAAAGCGGCGAAGAAAGCCGAAATCAAGCAAGTCGCTCGCGCCCGCATCCTCGCCCGCTATCCCGAGTGGATGCAGGCCAACCTGACCGCCCGAGCGGTTGAACTGGTCAGCCTCGGTCAGACCACCGGATCGGAATGGGGCCAGATGCAGGCGATCTGGGGCTGGATCAAAGCCACTCGCGCTCGCAGCGACCTGCTGGAATCTGATGTGGACAACTGCACCACCGTCGAGGCGGTCGAGCAACTGACTATCGGCGGTTGGCCGGAATAAGGAACAAAAATGACAGATAACGTAGTTCTTCCCGGCACCGGCGAGTCGATTGCCACTGACGACATCAGCGGTGCCCAATACCAGCGCATCAAGGTCAGTGATGGACTGGCGGACAGCACCACGCACATGCGAGTGTTGACTACGCATCCGCTGTCGGATACCGCTGGTGCCGTAGTGCGACAGGCTCCGGCAGAGATATGGGTGACTGGCTTTAGCAAGGTCGGTTCTGCGTTTCTGGAGACCGACAAGTTTACGCAGCGCCGCCTCGGCACTGGCATGGGTGTTACGCAAAGCGGCGGCAACTTGCTGTTGACCACTGGCACAACGGCTAACAGCGAGTTTCTGGCTCGTTCTACGACTTCTTGGCGCGGGGCGCTGATGGCTCGCTACAAGACCATTCTCAGCCAACGGATCGCCAACCAGAACTTTGTCATGCTGCTTGCCGATAGTGTTGGTGAGGGCCTGACATATACCAACACCGCCACAACGCTGACCATCACCAAAACGGCGCACGGTTTCACTGCCGATAACGTGGGGCAATTTATTTACGTTGGTGGTATTAACGCTACCAGCGGCACCGCAATCCCTGGTCGCTACGCAATTGCGTCGATTACTGACGCAAATACGTTTGTTATGACTGTGGCTAGTTGGACAACTGGCGGCGGGACGCTGGACCTGTTTGGGTACAACTTTATCCGGTCCGCTTACAGCGGCACTACGGTCACAAACGCTTCTGTAGACGCGCAACGTAACGGTTGGAACTCAGGCGACACCACGGCAACGATCAACACCACGGCGTCCCCCGGCCATATGATGCAGATGTTTATGGACAGCCGAAACATTGCGTGGGCCGATACGCTGGTTGCCAGCGCCACCTCACCAACGGTTACTACTCGCGCTTCGCGGGTAGAAAACGTGCCAGATAATGAAACCGAGCTTTACTGGTTTATTTGGATGTTCAACGGATCAACCGCGCCCGCATCTACGACCACATGGACAGTGAGTTTTGTTGCGGTCGAGGATAACGCCAACGTTCCAACGTACATCGCAGGCGTGCGCCCGTTGGGCACGCAGGCTCCGCTGCCTGTCTCCGGTGTCGGCACATTCACGGTTTCTTTCACGCAACCTGCGCTGATAGCAGGCACGGCGGCAATCGGTGATGTCGGCGTTCAATACCGCGCTAACGCTACTGGCGCAGCCTCTGGAACGCACCTTGTTTCTGCGGCCACTACTAACCCGACGGTAGTAAAAGCTAGCGCAGGCCGTCTGTTGGGCTATGTGCTGACAAACAACGCGGCGTCCAAGGTCTACGTCAAATTCCACAACCAGACTACAGCCCCCACCGCAGGGTCTGGTGTTGTTCGGTCTGTCGGTATCCCCACCGGGGGCACGGTAGCCTGGAGCCTGGAAGGCGGCGTAGCCTTCGCTACGGGCATCGCGCTCACCACCGTGACTGGCGCGGCTGACGCCGATAACACGGCAGTGGCGCTTAACGACATCGTCGGGGACATATTCTTCGCATGAAGATCGAGCTTTTGGCGGACGTTGTTCTGTACGACGTGCAGTTGCTTGTCGGCCAAAAAGCTATTGTTTCCGACGACGACGGTGCTTCGTTGGTGGCGCAGAGCCTAGCTAGTTTGTTGGCAGAAGACGCGCACGGCGGTTTTGCGGTGCCCATGCAAACGCAACCGTAAGCTATGCTGATCGTCTTATTTGCTCCGCCGCCGCCGCCATCTGGTGGCGGGCTTGACGTTGGCTGGGCATCTCAAACGTGGGCGGCTGCGCCGTGGGCGGGCGAACTGGCCGCTGCTGGCACCACGATCACCACGGTCGTCGGCAACGCCACCGCAGCAGGTCAGCAGGCCGGCATCAGCGTCAACGTCACCGTCGCGGCCAACGTCGGCAACGCGACGGCCGACGGGCTGCAGGCCAGCATCAGTGTCGCGACGGTCATCGCCGCAGGCGTCGGCAATGCCGTGGCCGACGGTGCGCAGGCCAGCATCGCGGCCAACACGACCATCGCGGCCAGCACCGGCAACGCGGTGGCAGACGGCCTGCAGGCCGATGTCATCTCCTCCGGCGATGTCCCGACCAACGTCGGCAACGCGGTCGCCAACGGTCTGCAGGCGACCATCCTGTCGGCCGAGACCATCGTCGCCAACGTCGGCAACGCCGTGGCCGATGGCCTGCAAGCGACGATCACGCAGGCTGACGAACTGCCGCTCATCGTCGGCGGGTTCTGGGAGGAGCAGTGGCGGCGCATCCGCGAGCGTGAGCGCAAGCGTCAGGAGCCGCCGCAGGCACTGATCGAGCGCGTCGAGGAGCAAATTGCCGAGGTCGCACAGGCGCTCGAGGTGCCGCGCCCGGTCACGGTCAACGTCGAGCGGGTGCTGGTGGACCTGCAGCTGCGCGCGCAGCAGCTTGAACTGGCCGCAGACCGCGTGCGCGTGGTGCAGCGGCTGATTGGGGAGGCGCAGGCACTGCAGGCCGAGATCGAGGAAGAAGAAGACCTTCTGATGCTGCTATGAGGAAGCGATACGTGCAGGTGGACGGCGACCTGATCGAGGTGACGCCGGAGTTCAGACAGGAGCGCCCGGCCACCGAGGCGCACAACATCATCCCCGACATCAACCCGTACCAGAGCATGGCCACGGGCGAGATGATCGGCGGGCGTCGGCAGCACCGCGAGCACCTGCGCCAGCACGGGCTGGTGGAGATCGGCAACGAGACCGACAAGCTCAGAGCCTGGGGCAGCCGGCCCGGCCGCGTGGACTGGCGCGAGGCGGTGCAGCGTGAGATGGCCAAACGAGGGCTGCAGTGATCCGCGTGTTTGCCGGGTTCGACCCACGCGAGTCCATCGGCTGGCACGTGTTCGCGCACTCGTTGTTCCGCCACGCTAGCGAGCAAGTGGCCCTGTCGCAGGTGACCGGCGACCAGCGCGACGGCAGCAACGCCTTCATCTACGCGCGCTTCCTCGTGCCGGCGCTGTGCGAGTTCCGCGGCTGGGCATTGTTCGTCGATGGCGCCGACATGCTGGTGCGCGACGATGTGGCGGCGCTGTGGACGATGCGCGACGAGCGCTACGCCGTTCAGGTGGTGCAGCACGACTACCAGACCAGCCACGCCAACAAGTACCGCGGCACGGTGTTAGAGGCGCGGAACGAAGCGTACCCGCGCAAGAACTGGTCGAGCGTGATCCTGTGGAACTGCGCTCACCCGGCCAACGCGCACCTCACACGCAGTTTCGTCGCCCAGGCCGGCGGTGCCTACCTGCACAGGTTTGAGTGGCTGGACAACCACGAGATCGGCGGCCTGCCCAAAGCGTGGAACGTGCTGGTCGGTGAGCAGGACACGGACGCGGCGCTCGCCCATTTCACCTACGGCCTGCCGTGCTGGCCGCAGTACGCCGATGTGCCCTACGCCGACGAGTGGCGTCGGGAATTGCAGCGCGTGACGCAAAGCGGTGTCGCCTGACAGGCGTCGCCATCATCAACTACAGGGGGCGCTTCGGCGCCTTTTTTCATGCCCGATATTCGTGAGGCCATCGAGGCCGCATTTCCTGAGGTCGAGCCGCAGCAGGACGCCGCGCCCGTCACCGAGTCCGCACCACCCGAGCAACTTGCGGAACCTGCCGCAGAACCGCAGCCCGTCGCAGAACGCCCGCGCGACGAGCACGGACGCTTCGCGCCGAAGCAGGGAGCAGAGCCGACGCCGGTAGAGACGCAGCCGGCCGTTGAGGCGCCGGAACCGCCGAAGTCATGGCGCAAGGACTACCACGAGCACTGGTCGAAGCTGGACCCGTCGCTGCAGCAGTACATGCACGAGCGGGAGGAGCAGTTCTACCGCGGCGTGGGCACGTACAAGCAGCAGGCGGAGGTGGCGCAGCAGTTCATGGAGGCCGCCCGGCCCTACGAGGCCGTGTTCCGCGCCAACGGCGTGACGCCCGTGCAGGCGTTTCAGGCGCTGGCCAATGCCGACTACACGCTGCGCACCGCCGACCCGGCGACGAAGGCGAACATGTTCGCGCAGCTCGCGCAGCAGTACGGCGTGGACCTCGGGCAGGTGGCCAACCCGCCGCAGGTCGACCCGGCCATGCAGCAGATCAACGGCACGGTGCAGCAGCTACAGCAGGCACTGCGCCAGCAGCAGCAGATGTACGAGGACTTGCAACGGTCGATGCTGGAACCCCAGATCCAGCAGCACGCGACGAAACCCCACTTCGACGAGTTGCGACCGACGATGGCGCAGCTGCTCCAAAGCGGCCTTGCGCAAACCCTGGAGGATGCCTACGACAAGGCCCTCCGCATGACGCCGCACTGGGAAGAGCAGCAGGCGCAACAACGCCAAGCTCAGGAACAGCAGCGGCTGCAGGAAGCGGCACAGGTGGCGGCGAGAGCCAAGGCCCGGGCCGTGCAGGTCCACGGCAGTCCATCGACAGCTCTGCCAGAGACCAAGCGAGATCTGCGCTCGGTGCTTGAGGGCGCATTCAACGAACACCTTCGATAGGAGCGAGCCATGGCCTTTGCCAACTCGAGCTATTCGGACATTCTGGCCACGACCATCGAGAGTCGTAGCCGAGAACTGGCCGACAACGTAACGAACAACAACGCACTCCTCTACAAGCTGCGCGAGCGCGGCAATGTGCGTCCCGTCAGCGGCGGCAGCGTGATCCTTGAGGAGATCATGTACACCGATGCCGCCACGACCAACGTCAACAGCTACAGCGGGTACGAGGCGCTGAACATTCAGCCCAACAGCCCGATCAGCGCAGCGCAGTTCAATCTGAAACAGTACGCAGCGGCGGTGACGATCAGCGGTCTGGAGTTGCTGCAGAACTCCGGCCGCGAACGCATGATCGACCTGATGGAAGCGCGGCTGAAAGTGGCCGAGGCGCAGCTGATGAACCGCATCGCCACCGACATCTACGGTGACGGCACGGGCAACGGCGGCAAGAACATCGACGGTCTGGCCGCGGCTGTCAGCACCAGCACCACCGGCACCTATGGTGGCATCTCGCGCAGCACCTGGTCGTTCTGGCAGAACCAGCAGTTTGACTTCACCACCGACGGTGGCGGCGTCGTGTCTGCGACCAACATCCAGAATTACCTGAACCGTGCGACCGCGCTGGCGATTCGTAATGCCGACGCACCCGACCTGATCGTGTTCGACAACGTGCTGTGGGGCTTCTTCACCAGCAGCATGCAGGCGATCCAGCGGGTTACGAACGAGAAGATGGCCGGGTTGGGCTTTGCCAGCATGAAGTACTACGGCGGCGGCGTCGCGGCCGACGTGGTGCTCGACGGCGGTCTCACGGGTGGCGACACGCACGTGCCCAGCACCACGGGCTTCCTGCTGAACACGAAGTACCTGAACTTCCGGCCACACCGGGATCGCAACTTCGTGCCCATCGGCGGCGAGCGTCAGTCGGTCAACCAGGATGCCATCGTCAAGCTGATCGGCTGGGCCGGCAACCTCACCTGTTCCTCGCCGCGCCTGCAAGTGCGGATGAAGGACTAAAGGAGGCGACCATGGGATTCTCTGTCGGAAGTCTTATCGGGGCCGCGAACGTCAACAACACCGATGCCAACACGCTCAACGGCGTGTCGGTGCCGCCCGCGTTCGCGCTGGGCACCACGGTGCCGCTCAACGACGGTGGCCACGCCATCTACGTCAAGGCGCTGTCGGAACTGTCTGCCTTTGCCTGCTGCGCGGTCTACGCAGAAGGCACGGCGCAGATGATCACGACCACGCTGGCTGCGACCAGCAAGCGTGTCGCCTGGGCACAGGTGTCCGTGCCCTCGGGACACTGCGCGTGGCTGCAGGTGGGCGGCACGTTCCGCGGCAACCTCGCGGCCAACTGTGACGACAACGTGCCGCTCTACACCACGGCCACGTCGGGCGTGCTGGACGACGCCACCGTGTCTGGCGGTCTTGTGGGCGGCGTCATCAGCACCGTCACCATCAGCAACGCAACCGCTGTCACGCTGCTCGGGGCTTACGCGCCGTTCGTCGTGTCGGGCAACCCGGTCAGCGCCTGATGCAACTCCTCAACCTGCAGGGCATCGGCGCCTACGGCTCGGACGAGGAGCTGCGCTCCAACATCGTGTCGGCCCTTGCCCGCGGGTTGCCGGAGGTCAGTGTCGGTCCCGTTGTCCACGATGGCACCTTCGTCATCGTGGGCAGCGGGCCGTCGCTGCCGCAGTTCGTGGAGGACATCCGCCGCGAGCAGCAGCAGGGCAGGACCATTTGCGCCGTCAAGGGCGCATACGACTACCTCGTCGAGCGCGGCATCGTGCCCGACGCCTACTTCAACCTCGAGGCCCGTCTGCGCGCATTGAAGTCGCCGCAGCAGGCCACGCTGTTCCTGCTGGCCAGCCGCTGCAGCCCCGAGCAGTTCGACCAGTTGCAGGGCAAGCAGGTGCAGATGTTCCACACCTGGGATGGCAAGGAGCCGGTGCCAGAGTTGAAAGGCCGACCGCTGCTGACCGGTGGCAGCACCTCCGGCCTGCGTGCGATCACCGTGGGCTACGCCTGGGGCTTCCGGCGCTTCAGCATGTACGGCTTCGACTCGTGCATCACCGACGACAACGTCAAGCGCGTGACCGGCGAGGCGGTGGAGCCGCACAAGACGCTGCAGGTCAAGTGTGGCGACCGCTGGTTCAAGACCAACGGTGCCATGGCCCTGCAGGCACAGGATTTCCGCGATCTGCTGGCGCTGATCCGCGGAGTGGAATTCGCCGTCCACGGCGACGGGCTGCTCGCAGCCATCCATCGTGAGTGGACCAAGATGAGGGCAGCAGCCTGAAAGTCGCTTTCGTCCACCGCGGTGGGCCGACCATGGCGAGCTATCGCCTGCGCACCGAGATCCCGGCCAAGCACCTCGGCGCAAGCATCAACGATGGCGAGGCTGATGTCGTCGTGTTCAGCAAGCCGGTCAAGGCCGACATCAACGTGGCCCGGCAGTGCAAGGGCAACGCGGCCGTGGTGGTCGACATCTGCGACCCGCACGATTACAGCGAGATCCTGCGCTACGCCGACCGCATCGTCGTGAGCAGCGAGGCACTGCTGGAGCTCCACCCGACGGCGACGGTGATCCCGGACCCGATAGAAGGGCCGGGCGGTGCACCGCATGCGGACGCCGAGATGATTGCCTGGATCGGCCACCGGTCCAACCTGCGCGCGCTGGACGACTGGCTGCGCAAGCTGCGCGTGCCCGTGGTGGTGTGCACCAACGACACACCCGACACGCTGCCGTGGTCGCTCGAGATGCAGGCGTGGGTGTACGAGGCCGCGGGCAAAGTTCTGGTGCCGGCGACGACCCGGTTCAAGAGCGCCAACCGCGTCGCCCAAGCCATTCACGAGGGCTGCTTCGTGATCGCCTCGGACATCCCGGCCTACCGGCCGCTGCGGCAGTGGGCATGGGTGGGCAGCTACCCGACCGGCATGCGCTGGGCATCGTCCCGCGTGGACCTCAACGACATCGTGGCAGACGGGCAGCGACACGTGCGCGAGCACTTCGCCCCGGAACGCATTGGCGAGCAATGGCGAGACTTCCTCGGCTCCATCTAGGCTGCGGCCACTACTCCTGGCCCGGCTTCATCAACATCGACGCCGATGACAGCGGCGACGTGCAGGCCGACATCCGGCTCATCGAGGGCTACGAGGCCAGCGAGATTCACGCCATCCACGTGATCGAGCACCTCTATCGCTACGAGGTGCTGGACGTGCTCAAGCGCTGGCACGCCAATCTGACCAACGGCGGGCTGCTAGTGCTGGAGTGCCCGGACCTCGACAAGGTGCTGGCGCTGGCCAACCGCGACGACCTGATGCGAGGGCTGTTTGGCGACTACCGCTACCAGTCGGAACTCATGACGCACCGCTGGTGCTATTCCTCGGCCGAACTGGTGGCGCTGTGCCGTCAGGCCGGCTTCGTCAACGTGCGGGCGCTGCCGCCCGTGTTTCACAAACCAGGACGCGACATGCGCGTGGAGGCACATGCAGATCATCAATCAGCCCGGCCCGAGTAACGGCGACGAGACCCTGTTCGTCGAGTTCTACATGGCCCCGGTGCGCAACAACCACAAGTCGGAGCAGGCCGGGCGCCCGATCTTCGACGACGTCACCCACGTGCGCATTCAGGCGCCGGGCGACATGCTGACCGTCGTCGAGCGCGAGGCGTGGGACGGCGACAAGCGCCGCTTCCCGCGGCAGTGGCAGGCATTCGAGGCCCAGCAGGCCGGGCGCGAGGAGTTGTCCGGCACGCCGATCAGCACGTGGCCGGCGCTGTCGCGCTCCCAGGTCGAGGAGCTGCGCGCGCTCAAGTTCTACACAGTCGAGCAGATCGCCAACGCTTCCGACCAGCAACTGCAGCGCATCGGCATGGGCGGATTTGGGCTGCGCACGACCGCCAAGGCGTATCTCGAGAGCGCGACCAACTCGGCGCTGGCCCAGCAGCAGGCCACGGAACTGGCCCGGCGCGATCAGCAGATTGCCGAACTGCAGGAGCAGATCGCCCGGCTGGCCACCGCCGTCGATGAGAAACGCGGCCCCGGCCGTCCCCGCAAGGAAGCCGCCTGATGGCCACCCTGCTGCAGTTGGTGCAGGACGCGGCCACGGAACTGTCGCTCAACAGTCCGGCGGTAGTCGTGTCCTCGCAGGACCAGGACGTGCGGCAACTGCTCGCCCTGGCCAACGCAGCAGGGGCCGAGCTCGTCAAGGCGTGGGAGTGGCAGTTCCTGCTCAACGAGTACACGTTCGTCACGACGACCGCGTCGCAGTACGCGCTGCCGTCCGACTACGACCGGCTGGTCAACGACACGCAGTGGGACCGCACCAGCCGCTGGCCCGGCATCGGGCCGACCAGCAGCCAGACTTGGGCGTGGCTGAAGGGGCAGATGATCGCCTCGGTGCCGCGCTACCGGTTCCGCATCCTCGGCAACCAGTTCACCACCTACCCGTCGCCGCGGGTCGGGTTCACCTACAGCTTCGAGTACGTCAGCCGCAACTGGATCGTCGCGGCCGACGGCGTCACCTACAAGTCGCGCTTCACCGCCGACGACGACCAGCACCGCTACGACGACCGGCTCATGGTGGCGCTGCTGAAGTCGAAATACCTCGCCGCCAAGGGGCTGGACTCGACCATCGTGCAGACCGAGTTCATTGAGCGGCTGGAGTTGTGCAAGAGCCACGATCAGGCCGCGCCTAAGTTGTCGCTCGGACCGCAGATCATCGACCCGCTGTTGGGCATGCAGAACGTGCCTGACGGGTCCTGGACGCTGACGCCCTGATGCTGGCCCTGCCCCGCAAACTGCGCCCGGCCGTCAGCGTCGGGCAGACGGTGTCATCACCCATCCAGGGATGGAATGCGCGAGATCCGCTCGCGGCCATGAAGCCGGACGAGGCCGTGGTGCTCGACAATTGGTGGCCGACGCCGACCAGCGTCAACGTGCGCAACGGTGCCGTCAACCACGTCACCGGCATGACCGGCACGCCGCAGTCGCTGATGAGCTACAGCACCCCGGCCGGCACAAAGAAGCTGTTTGCCGCGACCAACAACAACCTCTACGACGTGACCTCAGCGGGCACGGTCGGCAGCGCAGAGTCGGCCGGGACGATCACCAACAACTATTGGCAGCACCTCAACGTCACCACCTCAGGCGGGTCGTATCTGTACATCGTCAACGGGGTCGACAAGCCGCGGCTCTACAACGGCACGACTTGGACCGAGATCGACGGCGCCAGCACGCCCAACGTCACGGGCGTGACCACCACGAACCTGATCCACATCGCCATGTGGAAGAACCGCGTGTGGTTCGTCGAGAACAACACCCTGAAGGCGTGGTACCTGCCGACCGGTGCGGTCGGTGGCGCAGCGGCTGCCGTGGACCTGTCGGCGCAGTGCCGGCGCGGCGGCTTTCTGATGGCCATCGGCAGCTGGACCATCGACGCGGGCGACGGCATAGACGACCACCTGGTGTTCGTCACTAGCGAGGGCGAGGTGCTGGTCTACAAGGGCACAGACCCCGCCAGTGCAACTACGTTTGCACTGGTGGGGCGCTGGGATGTAGGTAGACCCATCGGACGGCGCTGTTTTGGCAAGCTAGCCGGCGACCTGCTGCTGATCTCGACCGACGGCGTGCTACCGCTGTCGCGCGCGCTGCAGTCCAGCAGGGTCAATCCCCGTGTGGCGCTGACCGACCGCATCCAGTTTGCCATGACCGAGGCCGCGACCCTGTATGCGACCGTGACCGGCTGGCAACTGGTGCTGTACCCCGAAGCGAACATGATGCTGCTCAACGTGCCCAACAGCACGACGGTGAGCCAGCAATACGCGATGAACCTGCTGCACGGCGCGTGGGCGCGGTTCTCGGGCTGGAACGCGGCCTGCTGGGAATACCACAACGGCGAGATCTACTACGCCACCTCGACCAAGGTCGTGAAAGCCTGGAGCGGTCTGGCGGACATGGGCACCAACATCGCCGCCGACTGCCAGAGCGCCTTCAACTACTTCAACTCCCGCCGGCAGAAGCGCTGGACCATGGCCCGGCCCATCGTCGCCAGCACTGGCCGCCCGCCGCTGAGCATCGGCATCAACATCGACTTTCAGGACAACGCCCCGCTCGGCGTGGTCAGCAGCGCGGCCGTAGCCGGTGGCGGCTGGGACTCGGGCACCTGGGACAGCAGCGTGTGGGGCGGGCAGCAGACCATCTATCGGCAGTGGCAGGGGCTGCGTGGCGTTGGGTTCACCGCGTCCACCCGGCTGCGCTACGACGGGCAGGGCTACGAAGTCAGCTGGATCTCGACGGACTACGTTTTCGAGCAGGGCGGCATCCTGTAGGAGGGGCGCATGGCGAATTTTCTGAAGCGAATCGGCAGTGGTGTGACAGGTGCGCTGAAGGGCACCATCATGGGTCCGGTGGGATCATTTGTAGAGGGCACTCGCGGTTTGTTCGACATTGGCAATCCGTTCGACACGCCAGCGCCGCCACAAGCCCCCAATTACAACGACGCCGCCGCGCAGCAGGGGCGCGAGAACCGATCAACTGCCCTGTTCAACGCCAAGCTGAGCAACCCGTTTTTCAGCAATCCCTACGGGACGCAGCGCATCGACTGGACGGGCCAGCGCACGGGCGACGCGGCCATCCCGTTCGTGGACACCGAACTGACGCCGCTGGGCCAGCAGGCATGGAACTCGCAGCAGCGGCTCTCTGCCGCCATGGGCACCGCGGCGGAGGGCAGTCTCGGGCGGGTCAACGAGGCGTTCGCCGGGCCGTTTGAATTCGACAGCAACAACGCCCTGCAGCAGGCCGCGCAGGACAGCATCATGAGCCGGCTCACGCCGTTGATGGACCGGCAGGAGGCCGGGCTGCGCACGCAACTCGCCAACCAGGGGCTGGCGCCGGGCGGTGAGGCGTACAGCAACGCGATGACCGACTTCAACAACGCCCGCAACGACGCGCAGATGCAGGCGGTGCTGCAAGGCATTCGGCTCCAGCCGCAGTTGCTGTCACAGGCGCTCACCATGCGCAACCAGCCGCTGAACGAGTTCAACGCGCTGCGCACGGGTGCCCAGGTGCAGGCACCGCAGTTCCAAGGGTTTCAGGGTGCTAGCGCCGCCGCCGCGCCGATCTATCAGGCCAACGCCGACGCGGCCGGGTTTGCCACCGACATCTACAACCAGCAGATGGGCGCGCGCAACGCGCTGCTGTCGGGGCTGTTCAGCCTGGGCGGTGCCGGGTTGCAGGGCGCAATGATGAGGCCCGTGTGATGCAGAACTTCCTCCCCGGCGTGGGCAGCACGCTGCTGCCCGAAGATCCCGAGGCGCTGCGCCTGATGCGTCAGCGGCAGATGGCCGAGATGCTGATGGCGCAGGGTGCGCAGCCCATCGAGACCAGCAACCGGCAGGCCGGGCGCTTCGTGACTCCCGTCAGCCCGCTCGAGGGGCTGGCCAAGCTGCTGCAGACCGGCATCGGGGCCTACCAGCAGCGCAAGGTGGACGACCGCATTCAGGAGCTGGGCACTGGCCGCCGGACAGCGCTGGCGCGTCTGCTGCGTGGCGAGCCTGCCGTCGGCTCCGTGCCTGCCGAGGAGTTTGAGGTCGACGCCGAAGTCAACCGCACGCCGCCGCCGTTCCAGGGTGGCAACAACACGCCCGTGTTTGCGCGCGACCCAGCCCGGCAGAACGTCCTCGACGTCGGCGCCCCAACGGTCAACGTGTATGGCAAGCCGCAGCCGCAGGCAGCACCGCAGCCGGATGACCCGATCACGGCGTACAAGCGGCAACTTGCTGACCAACTGGAGTCGGGTGCCATGACGCCGGCACAGGTCACGCAGATGATGCTCGGCCTGCAGCAGTTGCAGATTCAGCGGGAACTGGACAAGGACAAGCCGCTGATCCTGCCCGAGGGCGGCACAGCGGTTGACCGTCGCGGCGAGGTGATCGCCCGCGGTGCGCCGAAGGACCGCACGTTCACAGCCGGCGGCGTGGTCTACGACAAGCAGACCAACCAGCCTATCGCTGGCAGGTTTACGCAGCGCCAGGGCGACGAAGAAGTGACGTTCGAGATCCGCAACGGTCAGCCTGTCGAGGTTGCCCGCGGTTCCGCGTTCAACCCCAATCCGCTGGTGACGTTCAGCGCCGAGCCAACGGCGGTGGCCGACCCGAGCAGCCCGACCGGCGTGCGTTTCGTGCGCAAGGATCAGGCGGTCGGCAAGGCCGCACCGGCATCGGCCAAGCCGGCCGAGTACGAGCGCGCGGCCAAGGGCTACTTCGACCGGATGCAGGCCTCTGAGGCGATCATGGCCGAGGTCGGGCCGAAGGGCGTGCCTACCGAGGTCACCGAAGCCGTCGGTGCACTGCCGCTCATCGGCGACTACGCCCGGCGCAAGACCATGTCGGTCGAGCAGCAGCGATTCCGGCAGGCGCA